TTAATGGACCAACGACTTCACGCGCTTGTACGCGAAAATCGTCAACGCCACCCCAATGAACACCACGCCCCACGCTACGATGTCACTCTTGACGCTCGTGATCGTGGTCGTCGTCGCGGCATCCACGGGGAACACCTGCGCCATAGCCGACTGCGCCATGAGCAGTAATCCGAGCACGGCCACACTTAGTTTCTTCCACATCTGTCCTCACCCCCTCTCACTCCGTACTCCCGAGCAACAACTTCACGATCACCCCGACCGCAAAGCCTCCCAGGAAAAACGCGCCCGCCCAGTACACCACGGCATCGATGGCCGCTTGATCCATGACTCCCCCCTATCGCAGGTCCGGTGGCGTCGCCAGCAAACCAGGATGGAGGCCGGTATAGACGTCAGGCATGGGCCCCTGGTTCGGATTCTCCGGTGGCACGTAGGGAAGGATGGGTCTGACCTCCTGCACACGCTCAGGCGCAATTCCCCCATACTGCACACCCGTTCCGGAAATCTCACGAACCCCCCGCACCATCTTCGACCGCACCGTCCCACCAGACTCAGCCGCGATTTCATCCTCAGACATGAGGCGCCCATCTTGTGCGACCCAGACCCAGACCTCTTGTCCCTCACGCTCAAGCGTCATCCCGCCCTGAATGCGCACAGGAAACACCATAGGCGCAGGCTCCACAACCGCGAGAGTGGCCCTCCGATCGACAGGCAGCGGTGGAGGAGGCAGAACGATTGCGGCTTGTCCTTTCGGCAGCTCGGCAGAGAGCCACTTCCCCGACGAGAAGAACCACACCGACAGCACCAACCCCACCAGCCCAATCATGATCATAGGACTTTTCAAGATGCTCCCCCCTCTTGCCGTTTCTCGAATCGCTCCCGATGCATAACTGGAATAATAGGCATACACCTTCGAGGAATATTTCCCGGTGAACATGCGGATCACTTCCGTTTCTTCGGGATTGCCGCGCACCTGAGCCTGATACCGATTTTTGAGGCCGAACCGATCCAGACGACGAAACTTGGTCGTAGACTCCACGAGCCGATTCACCCCGAGCGTGAGCTGGCCAAATTGCTGACACATCAAGACCACATCGACGCCCCGATGCCGATGGGTTTCTAGCCACCGCAACACCTCAGGATCGACCTTTTCCCTCGACCTGAATGCGGTTTGCACTTCATCGATAAAGACCGCCGATCCTGGCTCGACTGTAAGCAGCCCGCTCCTGACCTCCTCGACCGAATGCCAGAGCGTAATCTGTTTCTCAAGATCAGCGAGCGCAACCCCCTCGAAATGCGCCAAGCGATCCAGGTAGAAGCCGTCCACGTACACATAGACGCGACGACCAGCCCGCACCCACTTGAGCAGCCGTTCCGACACCGCATAGTAGGATTTCCCTGACCCTGGCACGCCCTCGAATAACTCAATCATCGAGGAGACTTTCACCATGTCTCAGCCGCGCCTTCACCGTAGGCAAGGCATCTCGCCCGAGAGCACGAAACGCCACGAGCACTTCCGAATCATCCCCTTCAAGCAGAATCATGAACAGCACGGACTGTCGAATGTACGCTGAGACCGACAATCCAGCGCGAGCTGCCGCCGTTTTAGTCAACTCCACTTCAGACTTCGAAGCCCGATACACGCAGTGACACGAGCGGTTTAACAGATCACGTGCCATCTAGGAGCCCCACCGAACAAACGGAACCGACTGAAGCAGGAAACGAACGCCCATCGCACCCGCAACAATGGCAATCGCTTGTGAGCAGCCCGTTACACCGAGCACCCACGCATACTGGTCGGCAATAGGAGAGACAAGAAGCCCACCCGTGCCAACACCCGCTACAATCGCATCACCAGGAGAGAGCAACGAGTCCCACCCACGCAGCCAGACATCGTGAAACGACGCAATCATGTCCTGCAAAAAACAATAAATCATGTTGAGAATCGCGGTCATTGTGACCCCACAAAGACAATGCGATACGCGACAAACGAGGCAATCGCGATAATGATGGTGCGAATCGCCGCGAACATGCCCGACCACGGCGAGAAGTCGAGTGTATAGGTGCCCAACAGCGTTGACGTGAGTGTATAGGTTGGGATGGCCGTCGGCCAGGTCAGGTTTTTGAGCAGGTTCAACGCCGAGAGCAGACCCGTGCCCTGCCAGAGGTTCATATGGTCCTGAAGAATGGTCCCAAAGGTCCGCGTTTCATGATTCCCCGCATTACAGGACATCGGCCCAGGTGTGTCCGTGTCCGTTGACGTGGATACCGTCGTCACCGAGCCATCTGGATTGGTGGTGGTGGTCGTGGTCTTGGTACTGGTTCCCGTCGTGGCTGTCGGCGCAGGCGTCACCGTCGTCACCGTGCCAGTCGGAGCCGGCGCATTCGGATTGACCACCAAGTCCGTTGGTTGCACACTCGACGCCGGTACAACAGATGTCGGCAGACCCGTTGATTGCACTGGGTTCGACACCGTGTTATCCGCGGGGGTTGGCGTACCCTGGGCCCCAACCGGCACCGTGTTCGATTCGATAGAGTTCGGATCAGCAGCCGGAAGATTGCCGATGTACGTCGACACCTGAGCCGATGTCGCCGGAGTTCCCGCCGCCTGGACCGCATGCGGACCGCTCGCAGTTGCGCCCTTCGTACACGCGAGGAAATACCCAGACACTGGAGGATTCGTGTTCGAAATCGACACGACACAGGAGTACCCCGCCGAAGTCAACAGGCTGAACCCTTGTCCATACGCGGTACAATCACCCGACTGCGCACTATTGCAGAGGATCACATACTCCGTACCACTCGACACAAAGGAATTCACCAGAGGTTTCGGCAGCGTCACCCCAGGAATCGACCAGGTCCCAGGCGTACCGGCAGCCGCTTTGATGGCCGCAGTCTGCGTCGCGTTGTAATACAACATCGCCAGGGTCATGCCCGCCACGATGCCCAGCGCAGGCCAGCCCACAGAACCCGCCACCATCCGCACCGCCATCGAGCCGCTGGCCGAACTCACGAGCGGCGCAATCGATGCCAGCGTCGCCGACCGTTGGGCGGAGATCATGGCCGCAGTCGCGGCAGAACTCGCCACCCTGACATACCCCGTGTAGGACGACGAGACTTGGAAGGAATAGGCAGGAAGCACCACCAAGGTGTAGGACAAGATTTCGACCAACCCCAGATAGAGGGCGAGCATTAGGTTTTTCCGCATAGCACCCCCACCACAAAACACACCACGAACAGGGCCGCAAACGACAATTGCTGAGAGACTGTGAGTACGGTCCAGACCATGTCCTCTTCCGACGCTCCTTGCGAACTCACCGTTGAAGCAGCAGGCCGGAGAGGAAGGCCAGAAGCAGGACCATCAGCATGGTGCTCGTCAGGTCCACTGGCCTTCCCCCGTCCCATGCCTTACTTCAAAATCTCCAGCGCGACCAGGTCAAAGAACACCTTGCCGGTTTGCTCGAACTTCCGAATCTCCACCGACGCCCGCGCCTGCTTGCCTTCCGACTGTTTACAGACCTCGATCAGGGCGTGATGCTCCTCTGGAATGTTCAGGCGCAAGTTCCCCGGATCTTTGCCCTTCACATAGAGATCCATCGACCGATAGACCCGGTTCTCCTTCCCCTTGCGTTCGACATATCCCTGCACGCTGCCTTCGGCTTTCACCATCATGATGCGGTCCTCCTGGTTGAGATGAGGGATCAGAGAGATTTCTGACCCAGTGGCCCCGGCCTATTGACCGGGTCTTTGGTAGAAACGTAAATTCCGACTCACAGTCCCGGCAGGTCAGGATTAATGCGCCATTGATCCACCGACAGCCGCAGCCTCTCGCGCCACAGCCTGGACACATGCGTTTCCACTCCTTAGACGGGACGGAGGACATAGGGTCGCTGGTTCCTTCCCTCATGCAGCATCGCGAGGTGCTTGGCTTTCCATTTTTTCGACCCCGCGTAAATCAACTGTTGGAGAAAGGATTCCCCACGATGAAAGTAGGCCAGGGCCAGCATCGCGCTGATGGACTGGCCCAGCCACTGGCACACCTCATCGAGCGTCTGCTGGACCTTCTCCACGACGAGGCGGCAGCGGGTGAAGCCTTCGGTCAACGAGGCCCACCACGCGAGCAGCGGCGCTCGGTACTTCTCCCAGGGCTCGGCGTCTCGGGTGGTCTCACGGAAATCCACGTAGGAGCGGAGCACACCGACGAGGAATTCACGCCAATCCTCTGGCGGCAGCGTGAGCAAAGCTTTGGCGCAGGCTTGCGCCCGGTCTTTTTTGAGTTCGAGTTCCCACCGGACGCCATAGTCCTTCGCCTCTTCACGGCCTTTCTGTTCGAGCTCCAGTCGTTTGTCGTAGACGCGCAACATGGTTTGGCTCTCCCGACTCCCGAAATAGAGCGTGTCTCCCGTCGATGTGCCGGAGCGCAACGAGGACCCGGCAATGACCTGGAACTTCTGCGACCGGGTGACGGCCTGTCCGGCGTCGACGGCCTGTTTGATCTGTGCGATGGAGACCCCCGCTACCCGATCATCCAGTGCCACATCCATCCGGGTCACGTGGCCTCCACGGGCAAAGATCCAGGCCAGGACGCGACGGATTTTCGATTCCTCCCAGGTGGACACGATGCCCGCAGAGAGATCGACGTGGACTTCTTTCGGCTTGCGAGGGGCACCAGTCCCGAGTTTGCCCATGCCGTGACGGCCTTGGTTGGTGAGCCAGCAGGTGGGATAGCCACGAAAGCCCGTCGTCGTCGCGAACCACTCTCCTCCGACCACGAGACGGATCTCCTCGACTGTGGCTAGAGGAACGGTGAACGCGAGCCAATCAAGCGTTTCTGTAAAGGTGCGGTCATCCATGAATGGTCCTCTCACTCCTCTGCTATACAAGCCCCCGTTTTACCGAACGGGGGCGTTTGGCTGGGCGCGCCGCCGGCAGGCGCCGGCGATCGCGCGTTGCTGTCCCACTCTCTCGTGTCACGGTCAGATCGAGCCCATCCCGGCGCATCGCGCTCCGCACTTTTTTCAGATCGAAGAAATACAGCTTACAGAGACGTTCATACGGGATGCGTTGGCTGCGGTACGCCCGACGGATTGTCGTAATGTGCACATCAAGGGCGGTTGCTAATTCTTTTGCTGTGAGTAACATCCGTCGTTTCGCTCCTTTCAAAAAGCACCGATCGTCGGTGCTGAACGTACGCGAGACATCTCGCGCTGGGAACTAGGCTTATGCATGCTTAAGTGTGCTTAAGGATGCTTTAGGGTGCTCAAGGGAGCAGGGCTATACAGCGGCAGGATGTGAAATTAGCGCACGAAGATAGGAAAACGAAATAGTACGAAAGAAGGGCGACCAGGTGTCCAACAGGCTATCGACCATGCAGAGTGGAAGAAATTATGTGAAAAAGCGTTCTCTCCATGCCAATCCCAGTAGGATTGAACCCGAGGGAAAAGGATGAATGGTTCCATTTCCAAGCAAGTCCGCTCTGAGCAAGGGTGCTTTCTCTGAGGAAACGGGGTATTCTTCCGTCCAATCATACGTTCCGCGAGCGCTAAGGCCGACCGCGTATCGATAGGGAATGATTACCGCCCGAAAGGATTAAATGAAAAATATCGTTTCTCTCGATGACCTCATTGCCAAGAAGGCGGTGGAATATGCAGACCAGATCAAAGCTGCGGCCGCAATGGCACACAATGAGGAGGAAATCCGGATTGAATCAGAGAAACAGCTTGCCTTTATCCAGAAAGAAGCGGGCATCAAATTGGAGGGCAAACACGAGTTTACTGTCGCAAGCGGTCGCGTCGATTCGGTCTACGATCGTGTCATCATCGAATACAAGAATCCCAGCAGCGCAGGCGCGCGCATCGGTCCTAACGCTGACTCTCCAGGCAGCAAGAAAGTCGTCGAACAGATAAAGAAACGCTTCTACGACATGCGCACCCAGCACGGCCAGGCGCTCAATACCCTCTTCGGTGTGGGTCTGGACGGTAACCGCTTCATCTTCGTTCGCTTCCGAGACAACAAGTGGAACATCCAGGAACCAGTTGAAGTTAACAAACATTCGGCCGAACGGTTCCTCTGGGCCCTGTTCAACCTTGGCACGAAGGGCAAGCCGTTCTCACCGGAATATCTGGCAGGCGACTTTGGTTCAGACGCGCCGCTCGCACGTGAAGGCATTCACGCTCTGTACAAGACGATCGCCGCCACCGACAACCCAAAGGCCCAGACCTTCTTCAGCCAATGGAAAATCCTGTTCGGAGAAGTGTGTGGCTACGACGTGGATAATCCCTCGGACAAGATCAAGAAGCTGGCTGAGTTCTACGGCGTAGGCGGCAAATCACCGAAATCTGCCGAGTTGCTTTTTGCCGTTCACACCTATTACGCGCTGTTTATGAAACTGATGGCTTCGGAGATCGTCGCCTTCTTTCACAAGCTCCCTACTCCGCTCCAGAAAATGATGGCATCTACCACCAGCAACAAGCTTAAGAGCGAGATGGAAGACCTCGAAGCAGGCAGCATCTTCCATCACCTCAACATCACCAACTTCCTCGAAGGCGACCTGTTCGCCTGGTACATCTCCGTCTGGTCCGAGCCGATTGATAAGCTAGTGCGTGATATGGTTGCGCGGTTGGACAATTACAACCCTGGCACCCTCTCCGAGGACCCAGCCAGCAGCCGCGATCTTCTCAAAAAACTCTACCAGCAACTTTTCCCCAAAAGCGTCCGCCACGATCTCGGCGAATATTACACGCCCGACTGGCTCGCCGAACACGTCCTCAATGAGCTCGGCTATGTCGGAGATCCAGACAAACGCCTGCTCGACCCAGCCTGCGGTTCGGGCACATTCCTTGTCATGGCGATTAATCGAATCCGCAAATGGTACGACGAAAACAGAGAAAGGTGTAAATTCGATGAGGGCGATCTCTGTCGGAAAATCTTAGACAACATAATCGGTTTCGACCTCAACCCACTGGCCGTGATGGCTTCTCGGACTAACTACCTCATAGCCATCCGTGACCTTATCGGCCGTGTTGATAGAATTGAGATTCCCGTTTACCTCTGCGATTCGATCATGACGCCTTCAGAATACGGAGACCTTTTCACGGGTGGGCATGGAATTGTAAAGGAACTCAAGACCGCAGCAGCACGATTCATGATCCCAACAGAGATCGCCACCAAGCGCGACGACGTGGCGAAGTACGCTGAGCAGTTAGAGTTCTGTGTCAAGAACGGCTACTCCCCCAAAGATTTCATCCAGCGTTGCCAAGATGAGGGCCTACTAATCACGACTAAGTCATTACATACAGACCTTTATTGCGAACTAGTCAAGCTTGATAAGGCCAATAAGAATGGAGTCTGGGCTCGGATCATCAAAAATGCTTTTGCGCCATTGTTCATTGGCCAAGTCGATTACGTCGCAGGCAATCCGCCCTGGGTGCGATGGAGTTATCTACCTTCGGCCTACCGGGAAGACACAGCACACCTCTGGAAAACCTACGGCCTTTTCACAAAGCGAGGGATCGAATCGAGAATGGGTACAGCCGAACTAGACCTTTCGATGCTTTTCACCTACGCAAGCGCCGACGTTTTTCTTAAGTCAACCAACTCAAAGCTTGGTTTCGTAATCACAAAGGAAGTTTTTAAGAATAAAGGGGCTGCGGAAGGATTTCGCCGATTCTTCGTGCCCGAGAGAAATCTTAGCCTTTGTCCCTACCGAGCGGATGACCTGTCTTTACTCAAGCCGTTTGAGGCTGCAAACAAGACAAGTTGCATCTTTCTGAAGAAGGGCGAGAAGCCGAAGTATCCTGTCCCATATTTTGTTTGGAGCAAAAAACCGACAGCCAATGTTCCTGAGAATGAAATGACATTGGAGGAAGCTCAAGCGCATCTTACACAGACAGAGCAAATCGCCAATCCAGTCGGTGAGGCTGGATCAGCTTGGCAAACGATGCCAATAGCATCATATCCGAGTTTGGAAAAATTGGCGGGCGAATCGGCATACAAGGCACGAATAGGAGCGCGCGTAGAGCCCTACGGCGTCTATTGGGTAGAGATCGTTGATGCATCGAACCCTGCCAAGCCTCTCATTGTAAATCTTCCCGAGTATGGGAAATCCGCCATCGAGAAGATTTCACCTCGCGCCATTGAACCTGATTTCTTGTTTCCTGTTCTAAGAGGGAGAGACATTAAACGTTGGACATTCGAACAAAACGTCTGGGCCTTTATATTGAACAAAAGCACGAAGCGGGAGCATTGGGTCGAGGAGAAAACAATGCGGCGAACATGGCCTCTAACATTTTCGTACTTCAACCTCTTTCGGGACATTCTTCTCGGCCGTCCAAACTACTGGAAATTCTTTGGGCACACTCAACAATCTTCGGTGCCCTTGAAAGCTGAATCAGACCAAAATCATGTGAGGCTGAAATCGAGAGAAGGAAAGCAATTTACCTATGAAATTTCAGAAGCCCCTTTCTACTCGATGTTCAACATTGGCCCTTACACTTTTGCTCGATTTCGCGTTTGCTGGTCACGGATGAGTAACTCAATCAAAGCGAGTGTTGTCTCCGAGATCAATACATGCCTCGGCGCCAAACAAATAATCCCGACTGACACAGCCACGATTGTTTCTTTTGATACAGAGGAAGAGGCCCACTTTTTTTGTGCCGTAGTGAATTCGTTCTTGTTTGGCTGTTGTGTCCAATCATTTTCATCTGCGGGGCGAGGTTTCGGTTCGGCAGGTATTCTCAAGCGCATTCGAATCGACCGCTTTTCGCGGAAAGATCCAACTCACTTGGCGCTTGCTAACATGTCTAAAGCGTGTCACGAACTTACGCAGGATAAGAAAGAACCTCTTTTGGCAAAACGAGAAATCGAGCTGGATGAGCTCACCGCAACGCTTTGGGACGTGCCCAAAGATGAAGTGGAAAAACTGCGAAAGCGTTCCCGAGATAGCAATGCTCCGCGTTGA